TGCATCATTCACAGTAACACTAGCACTTGCCCCTTCGTTCCCATTCTTATCGTAAGGCACAATGAAATAAGTTCCCGCTGCGGCTGGAAGGCTAACACTTGTGCTAGGACGAGCTACCTTGTCCAAAATAGACTGGGTAAAGTGATGTGTGTAGGACGTTGACGTCTTGTTAAATAATACCTTGTAATGGGAGAGGTCATCATCACTTGAAGGTGTCCACTCTAGGTTTAACGTACCACCAGTAATCCTCTTCTCTATTTCAGTAACAGCAGACGGTGCAGTTATATCATTGCTGTATGCTGTATCTTCAGATGTGTATGGTCCTATGATACCTAATGTGCTGATTGCTCTTGCACGAATAAAATACGATGGCACATCAGTTAAGCCAACAGCTTTACCAGTTGTATCTGGGATTTCAAATCTACCAAGTGGACCTGTCCCTAAAGATACAAAGCCTTCTGTTTCTTGTGCAGACTTAAACCTGTACTTGAACCATATATCGCCATCAAATGAGAAAGTAGAATACCCAAAGACTAGACCACCAGTAGCGTAAATATTGCTGTCAGGATAATTCAAGCTGATAAAGTCAAGGATCTCTATTCGGAAGTATCCACGACCTGATGCAGTAGCAATCTTATCTATAAGCCTGATGCTTATTGTAGCTTCACCAAGACTTTCTATTGCACCCGTAGAACCAACAGGAACTATCGTAAGTTCATCACCAGCAGCTACAGAACCAACTAAGGGATCAAAGAAGGTTTCATTAGCTGAACCTGTTTCATACCCAAAGAAGATATAATTAGCATTGGTTTCATTGAAGTTTACTGCTCCAGATTGAGGTGCTGGAACACCACTAAATGCCCAATATGTATCACTCCATAAGCTGGGACTTAGGGTTGTTGTAAAGGTGTCAGCAAACAGTGTCTTTGTGTTAGACAGCAGATATTCAACTTCAACCTTATCAATGAACTCTGGATTACTAGAGGTAACATCTACAGCTAAGACGTTTGTTACATGCTCATTGATTACACGCTTAATGCTAGTTGTAGTAAATCCAACATTGGGAACATAGAATGGAGATAGCAAGTTTGTGTTGTTGCTCTCAAACGAGGTTTCATCAGCATCCCATTCAAATATCTCAGAGCTTATCTCTTGTAGGCTCATCGATACTTCTAAAGCCATGTCGTTACTTAATCCGAATGTCCACTCTGAAACCTCAAACAACTTCTCCGTAAAGCCAAGGCGAGAGTTAGTGATCTTGATTATGTCACCTACACCAACTTGTAAGGCTCTCATGCCAAACGTGCCAGAGATCTTTAGTTGTTCACGGTTGCGATAGAGTGCTATTTTAGCAATGCGCTGGGCTTGTGCTGATGTATCTACAAAAGGCAAGTCTAGCTCAAAGGTGCTTTCCTTTTGGTTGTCAGTGCTAAGGAAGAACTCAGATGTAACCTCTGGGAAGTTGGTAGGCTGATAATTACTTTCTGGCCCACGGAATATACCAATGACTTTGTTGAAGCCTTCTCTACGGCTGTTCCTAGTTTGAATGCTTAGGCTGGAGCGCAAGTCATCTTCATCTAAGGTGAGGATTGAGGATGTGAATGACGCAGCCTTGATACCCCACTTACCACTCGTGTACCAAATCATCCCACCCATCGTAGCAAGGATAGAGTTGATTATGGTTGTAGCACTTTCATCTGATGTAAATGATCCGTTACAAGTATATCGCTTCTGACTACCACCAGCAGCTAAGGGAACAACTTCATCACAGATGTTAGCCGCCGTAGTAAATAAATCCTCATCTATCTCATCAGCATCAGCTATACTTGATGACAACAAATAATCCCTTAGACATATTGCTGGGTTGTCTGACCATGCTGTAGTTGATGTGCGAGGGTCATATACTTTCTTACCACGAACTATAGCTGATATTACTGGAACCCCATTAGGGAAATAGCTCCTGCTATATTCATGTCTGAAGAAGAGATAAGCAACACCACTAGCACGATTAGATGGCCCCCAATCGTTGGCACTGTTCAGGATTGGTACATATTCCTGATCTAAAGTACCTAGTCTGGTTGCGTATTGCGAATAACCATTAACTTCCCTAGTCTCGCCATTAAGCTGAAGTGTCGTGTCAACCTGTAGATAATTAGAATTAAACCCTACGCTTGTAGATGTAATCTCTTCATCGTTCATAAAGATCTTTTGGAAGCCTTCAACCTCATGGTCTGCCATTGCTATGCCTTGGTAAAGCATATCTGTGTCTACAACTTCCTGATAGAAATTAACTCCACCAACTTTAGCCTCACCGTAAATAGTTGCTGTCGGTAGTGTAGATCCAATCTGATTGACGTTTATGCCATAACCACCAGACGATATTCCTGTAGATTTAGGCTTTTGAAGAGCATTAAGCGCATAACCCATAGCTGTACTAGCAAGGATTGAGGCAAATACTGACTGTATACCCGTAGCAAATGAATACCCTAAAAGGGAAAATTTAAAAGCCCCTATTCCACCAGCCACAGCAACTTGAAGGCCCGTAGATAACGCTGCTGGAATTATAAACTGAGGCATATTAACTCCAGAACATCATGTCATCGGTTGGCTTAGAGAATATCAAATATTCACTTCCAACGAAAGCACAGTATTGATTAACCATAATACCAAACGCATAAGGTATAAACTCGTTACCTTCTTGCGGCCTAGCAGCAACAGTTCCTCTTGGTGGATATTTAGTCTGCAATCGTGTCATACGATCATCAAACCCCTCTATAATATCTTTGTAGCCAGTCTTCTTCAGGAACCTAGCGTGAGCTACTGCTGCCCCTTTAGCTGTCGTGTAAGACCCCAAGAACTCATCAGCGAAGCCAAACCCTTTGATCTTATGGTAAGCAACATTAGCAAAAGTAAGACAGTCTTGTTCGCCCCATTTGAAAGGTTTGCGAGAGCATCTATTTATATATTCTGCTAAAGCTATTTCCCAATTAGGAAGCATTAACTACCCCAACTCAACTGTCTATTCTGCAAGTCATTGATGAAGTCAAAAGCAGTATCATTAGGATCACGCTGTTTAGCATATTCAGAAGTATATCGACGGGTCTTAGATACCTCCAAGTCAACCAACTTGTTTTCTATTGAAAGGGTAACTGTACAATCGTCTGCACCTTCCTTAATGTTCATCTGATCCATATAACCAGTAAACAATGGAATAAGGATTGCTGGATCACCCTCTGAGAAGTCTAAGTCACCAGTATCCTCTAGTGTAAATAGACCACCATCTTCCTCAACAGCATTAGCCTTGTTAGCATTCATCATGCCAAACTTAATACGTGCTATACGGCCCTGATAAGGCTCCTGTAGGGCCAAAGAGATAACGTCAGTGGGTAGGCCAGACATTACAACTGTAGCCCCTGCTGCACGTAAGTCTGCTGTCTCTGTGACGCTTGAGATTTGTAGGAACTGACCAGCACCAGTGTAAGTTATTCCACCAATGGTAATCTCACCCAATCCTGTCCAGAAATATAAAGGTTCCGCTGTAACTTCTTGACCACCAAACTGAACAACCCTTGTGTCGAACATAAGCTCAACAGCAAAGAATGGGAATATTTCATCAAGCTCAACAATGTTTTGTATCTGCTCAAGGTTACGGCTCATGGGATCACCTGCACACAAGCGAATGTAATGCCATAGAATGAAGCATTATCTATCGACCAGTCTTGTTCACCTGAGTTTAAACGCCAACGACCAACTGTGTTTGATGTTACTACTATTGAACCATCTGTTGGTGCTGTAACCATATTAGGCCAGATGTCCAATGTAGCTTGACCAGAGGCGTTTGTATCTACTTGCTGTAATACCTTGTGAAGTCTAGCTGTTGATGCAGCACCTAGTTGAATATAATCACCAGCCTTCATCCAACCTGTAATGTTGTTACTACACCCATCAATGGAAACTGAAGATCCTGTTTGGTTAGCCCCATTTACAACTGGTGATCCACCTAAAGCCCCTCTAGCTGTTAGACGGTTAGGGTCACCCATTAAAAATGTACCAGCACGACCATTTAAACTAAGAAGCCAAGCAATCCATTCTTCCGCATTCTCATACTTCATTGGTGGTAGTTGAACCTCAGCTTCCCACCTTTGACCAGCATGATTGTGGATCTGTTGCTTGTAAGTAAAGGGACTCATGGTCATAGCAGTTTGGTTTACTGCACGAAGCGTAATATTAGCTATGCCTGTAGCTGTAGGTAAATCTCTGGGGTAACTAATAGCCATTAACTAAACGCCTTTCCAAATGCTCCACCACGCCTCTTAGCGTCCAATACAGCAGCTTTAGATGCTTCCGCTATCTGAGGCATAAGACCCATGACTTCAGCACGTACTGTTTGCTGTACGCCTGTGGTGACGTTGATGGTTTGGTTGACTACTACGCCGCCACCGCCGCCAAGCTTATTGTTGGGAATGATTGTTCCACTTCTGGACGGGATCATAAGCTCTGGGCCTCTTTCGCCAACCAGATATGGGCTACCAGCAGAAACAGGGCCACCAATAGCCCTTGGCGGAACGGGTGGGGCAGAATATTCGCGTGGCATAAATGCGCCCTGAATAGCCCCCGTAATAAATCCTGTGATCTGCTTGACTACGAAAATACGGTAAAGCTCTGAGATGATGTCCGAAGCCATTGCCCTAAAGGCGTCTCTAGCTGTTGCAGTGCCTTTAACCATAGACATCATCGAGCGCTCAAAGGAACTGCCGACCATATTTGCAGCATCATTTATTCTCTGTATTTCTGGTGCAATCTTAGGTATCTCAACCTTTAGCTTCTTGGTTTCTTCAGTAACGCCACGTGTTCCCGCCGCCAAAAACTCCATTGCCGCTAGATATTCGTAAGCAGATAATGCGCCCTTACCCACTTGTTCGCTCAACTCAGCTAAAGCCAGAACACCTTCGTCGGTTGTCGGCTCAACAGTCTGAAGAGCCTTTTGTAAGTTTAGAAGCGCCTCTGATTTTTCCTCAATACCTATGCCAGCATTAGACAACGCCTCAAAAGACTTCTGAAGTTCAAAGGCATCATAAGCCGTGATCTCGAAGTCTTTAGAAAGCTTCTTTATTGCGGTTCCAGCGTTTTCAGTAGCAGGCCCAGTCCTTCTTAGACGATCTATGAATTTTTCAAGTCTGCCTCGCTCGACTGTCTTCTCAATCGCGCTGACAGAATTAGTTATTTCTATGGCTGTTCTTTGGAAGTTTAACATCCTTTGAGCTTCACTAAGCTCACGCACTTTACCAGCAAAAGAACCAAATTTATCATCCAAGTCAGATAAGGGCGTGAAGCTCAAGTCTAAGCTGGAATTTAGGGCAGACATGGAGCTTTTCGCACCATCCAGACTTTCACTCAAGCCCTTTGTGGTGCCGGTTAATCCTTGAAATACGGTTCCAAGCGCAGATGCTACAGCCACACCAGCACCTAGCACCGCCCCAATCGGGCCAAAAACAGCAAGCATTTGTGAACCTTGCTGACCAAATGCTTGCAGGAAGCTAGTGCCGTTCTGCAACTGAACTGCAAAGTCAGCTACTTGATAACCCGCTTGCTGAGCTACCCCTTTTCCGAACTTGTTTACCGAAACAGCAGTTTTATTGTATTGATTAGCATGCTGCTTTAAAGCACCACTTGTTCGCTTCGTTGCCGCTCCTACGCCATCAACTTGCTTGCGAACATTACCCAACTGTCGGAGCGCATCACCGGACTGAACGCCTACGATGATATTTAGATCACTGGCCATCTTTGCTGCGCTCCTCTAAGACTTTGTAATACGCGACCCACTCATTATACTCTTCCATTGTGATTTCATCAATCTCAGCAATCGTTTTGCCTAGCTTTTCAGCCAATGAAACAACATTCATCCTGAATGGATCGTCAATTAGTTTTTTTCCAGTTCCTCCACCGTGCGGCCAGAGACAAATAAAGATGCCAAACGCAAGACAACTAATGGCTCTTGCTTGTCAAACCAACTTTTGTCTCCAATCTCGAATAAAGGATCACCCTTGCTATCCAATGCCTTCATAATAATGATGTAGACCTGGACTTCAGCGTCAAGGAGGTTTTCCATGAAGTTTGCATGGCGCTTGTTGATCTTTTTATTCTCCGCGACAGTCATGGGAGAGTAATTTATTTTGAGTGGCTGACCATCGATCAACCACTCTGGAACTTCTACCGTCCTTAGCTCAGAAGCAGCCGTTTCAATCTTAGATGTGATTGACATTATTAGACGGTTCCAATCGTTAATGCGCCGGTAAGCTGCATCTCGACTTCAAGCGTAGCCAAAGCATCATGAGTTGCTCCACGCGCAACAGATGTGACAATGAACGTGCCGGTGTATTTAGTGTCGCCTGCGGTTTCACCTTCACCGTAAAATTCAGCGTCCACACTGTCTCGCTGAACAAGATCAACTTGCGCGGCATCATCTGGATCCCAGAATAATGACAAGCTCGCTGTGCCTGTTGCAAGACCCGCAACGTATGTGCGGTTAGTATCGCCCATCGAAGTGCTGTCAACCGTGTCAGAAGTCATAGTAATAGACCAACTTAACAATTCACCTAATGAAGCTGGAGAGCCGCCAGAAGTAACTACCTTGCAGCTCCCATCAGATCCGAAATATGTAGCCATAGCGTTTCTCCTTTACTTGGCCGTTTCTACATCATTTAATGCTGTAACATATCTCACTGAATAAGTCAGCTTCGCAACCCCTACAGGTTGCTCCGCATCCCCTGAAAACTGAATTTCAGTTCCAGTAAGCACAGCCTCTTTTGCAAGACCGTTGACCGTAAAGTCACCGGCTATTGCCTCTTCGATCTGGACAGCAATAGCGTCCACATCATCATCAAATGTTGATGTCGCCCTAACATATATATCAACATCAACCGTCAAACTTCTATTCAGATCATTCAAGCCCATATTCAGGCGGCTTGAAACCTCTGACCCCGTATACACAGTAATCGCCGGTAGGTTGGCGTCAGTCAGCGGATAAACCCTTGTAGTATATACGCGGCTAGATACTAAAGTAGCTCCAGTGGAAATAGTGCTGGCCATTCTGTCGCGTATTTGCTTGCGAACATGCGCCATTATACTTTCTCCAACTGAATTACGGTGACACCTGTGCCATCATCAATCCACGCCTGAATTGTGTAGTTCACGCTATTTATAACCATAGCCTGACCTTCAGCGATAGATGAAAGGTCAATCGTGCGACATGTCAATCGCGGCTGCTCTTGATGCACGATCGCGAACCCTCCAGCATCAATCGGAACCGTCTCATTGTCGAAGATACCATTTATCGTGCCGCCGTTATATGTAACGGCAGTCGCAAACTCATCAACATCGAATATATTTGATAAATCATCTGCAAATGGTATCGCCATCGTTAGCTCTTTTTCGCCCTTGTGGTCTTAGGCTTCGCAGCCCGATCAGTTGGAGCCTTCACAGGCTTAGGCTCAGGGGCATTATCAATGCGCCCATATCCCTTTAACGCAGTCGCTTCATCTGCGCCTAACTCAACTATGTCGCCAGCTTTTCTAGCTTGACCAGCAGCGACACAGGATTTCAGGATAATATATTTCATCTTTCGCCCCTTATTGGAAAGGAGGGCCAAGTGGCCCTCCCAAGTTAGCACTCTTATGCACCGTCATTGTTGAATGCAAAGCTTACTGCGTGACGTACAGCTACGTCTACAGTTTGCAGTGCAACAATCCGTACTGTGCCTGAGCTAGACGCAGTGTATGGATCTACAACAATGTCCAAACCGCCATACATGCCGATCAGCAAGTCAGTAAAGTTACCGAAATACAGATCACCAGCAGTAACTTGGTTTGATACGATTGCATTGTAACCGTTCATTGATCCATCTGGAGCAACTACGAACTGGCCTGAACCAGCGTCTTTTGCAGTTGTTTTCAACGCACCGTACATGCTGGCTGGCAAGATGTAAGCCAAGTTGCCTTGCAGAGCGTTGTCTTCTGCTACCGCAGTTTCCATCGCTACAACTTCAGCAAATGTTGGGTTGGCCCCAGCAAAGTTGGTTGGTGTGTTGATGCCTGATGTGTTCTTTACACCAGTTGGCTGACCAGATGATCCTGTTCCAGCCAATGCACCCAGATCAATCGCCAGAGCGATAGAAGCTGTCAGATCATTACGCACCAATGCTTCAACATCCAAAGATGATTGCTGCATCATAAGGCGTGTGATGTCTGTATGTGCGCCCAATACTTTAGGTGCCATAGTGACTTGACCAACAGTTGGCTCGCTTTCGCCAGATGCGCCACCCTCAGATGAAATCCAACCGGCAGACGATGCGGCTGTTTTCTTCGGGATCTTCACATTGCCTGACAAGCCTGTCAGCATTGTTGCACCAGCTTGCATGACTGATGAAGCGTTCCGCAATACGTCGATGAAATCGCCGCCACGGAAATCGTCAGCAATGATGCCAGCATCGTCAGTTGTATTCATGTCGCGCACTTTCCAGCTACGCAATACATCTGCTGGGATCATAATGCCTTGTGCTTCAACACCCATCGCGTCTGACGCAGCAGCAGCAGCTTCTAATTCAAAAGCAGCAGCTTTTTGTGCAGAGCGATCAGTTGGGTTTGCATGGGCGCGGATAGCGCGAAGCAATGAGAACTGACGGGCCTCTTTCGGGGCAAGTCCGATTTCATTTGGCGTATCCAATGGTGCATTACCGATTACGTCCAGCAATTCACCGCGAAATTCTGCGAGTGAGCGGCCTTCTGATACGGCTTTGTCTGCCAAATCACGCTTGTTGTGCTTTGCAGCCAAGCGATACATTTCAGCAGTATCTTTTGCGGCAGCACGAGTAGCTTCGGCCTTTACCGCATCGATGTCGATCTTGTTATCTTCCGACATGATATTTTCCTCTCTAATAAGAGCTTCAGTGATAGGTTGAGCGGGTGGCTTCTCTGCTGCACGGCCTACCCCGACTGTCCGGTCTGCGGGTATGCTAACAACTGATACTTCCATTGGAAGCCAAGACTTCACGCGGTAGCTATCCGCATCTTGACGCTCCATATCGTTGACATGATAGCCAACGCTGATGTTGCTTCTGATACCATCCACAACATCGTCGAAAACCTCTTTGGCAAGTCCATTTCTTCCGAAACGCACAGTCGCCCGCAATCTACGGGCCGATCCATCAAGGCTTACGTCCTCTACCACACCAATCTGCTGGCGTGGGTCATGATCCAAGAGCAACGGCATACGACCTGACTTAGCAAAGCTAAGATCAATGCTGCGCTCATTGTGATCTAATATTTCATTGCCAAAGCTGCGCTCTACTGGCTCTTCGCTGGATACAGCAATCCGCACAGTGCGCTTATCTTCGTCAACAACTTTACCGTCAAATGACATGCCGCGAGTTTCCATCTTCTCACGGTCAAGGCGCTCTTCATCATCGTAATGCTGAATGCGCTCATCATCTTCCTGAGTAGTCTGCATTTCTTCTGGCTGATCTTCACGATCAGGCTTTGCAAAAGTGACAGTATAAGCATCATCTGTCTCTTCCACGTTCAATATGTGACGCTCTTCCATCTCTGTTGATCCTTTTAGTTCAAGACCGATAATATCATCTTTTGCCATATCTGCGCTACCCCTTTCATCGTTAGCCATTGGATGACCCTTTGGCAGAAGGTCAGTATCATGCTTTCCGCTGCGATATTTGCCATTGCGCAACGCATATAAGA